GTAGATTATATTCATGTTCCTGATATTGGACCACAAGGAACTTGGGTTCCTGTAAGAAGTCAAATAATGGTACAATGTATGCCTACATACAGCAGGCGTGCTGTGCAGTCTTTCAGTCTTGATAAGTTTGTTGCTGGTGGCTATGCAAACAATAACGGAGTAGGATTTATCTAATGGCAACTTATATTTCGTCAAGTCCTTGGCATAATACTCGCACAAATAACGGTCAATATTTAGATGTTTTAAATATTCGACCTGTTCCTGCAGAGTCTGATGATGTCTTTTACACTATTGAAGTGCAGTACACGCATCGTCCTGATCTATTAGCATATGATCTATACGGAGACAAAAATCTATGGTGGGTGTTTGCACAAAGAAATATGGATGTAATAAAAGATCCAATATATGATATAGAAGCAGGTGTTCAGATATATTTGCCTAAAGGTGACAAATTACAAAGAGTATTGGGAGTATAAATGGCAATAGAACCGCAAAACTGGAGAGACAGATTAAATGCAGCAGGGCGTTCAATAGAAGAGCGTGCTCAAGGAGTTGCGCAAGGTCTTTCTGAGAGCGCCGGAGGTTCTTCTAGAATTAATATTAACGGTCTTGCCAGTGCTATTGAAGGTGCAGAAAGTGAATTTAGAGGTGCAACAGTAGATATTGCTAACAGTCTAAACGGAATTACAGGAAGAAGTATAGCAGATGCCGCCGGCGGATTACTTAAAGGAACTGTAAATGATATAGTAACAGGATTTACTAATCAGTTTGGTTCGGCATTTCAAGGTGCATTAGGCGGCCTACTAGGAGGAATGTTTGGAGCAGGTAAAATTCCTAATCCGCTTGATGCTTATGCTAGTTACACTTATCAGATTACATTAGGTTGTTTAACACAATTTGAGGTAAATTTTCCAGATTTTACATATAGAAGGAAAGAACCGTTTGTTACTATTTTAAGAAGCGCCGGCGGAAGTACCTCTGGTAGTAGAATTTTGTACGAAGTAGGCGGCAAGACAGAGTACTTTATTGATGATATTGAAATTGAAAGTTCGATAACACCTAATGCTAATACTAGACTTACTAATGCTCTTAGTTTAAATTTTAAAATTACAGAACCTTACAGTATGGGTAATTTTTTGCAAGCATTACAAGTTGCAGCATTAACAGCAGGACATAAAAATTATATAACTGCTCCATATTGCATGATTATACAATTTAAAGGTTGGGACGATTTTGGCAGACCTGTGACTATTCCTAATACAAGACGTGCTTATCCGTTAAAATTTGTAGATATTAGGTTTAATGTTACTGAAGGCGGAAGTGAATATGTAGTACAAGCATTGCCTTTTAACGAAGTTGCATTTACAGATGTAAATCAAGCTAGTCATACTGATGTTCAGTTTCAAGGAAGAACAGTTGTAGAAATGTTGCAAACAGGTGCAGAAAGTTTAGCAACAATTCTAAACAATAGAGAGCTACAAAAAGTAGAAGCAGGACAAGCAAAATCAGCTAATCAATATGTAATAATGTTTCCTAAAGATAATGATAGCGCAGCTGAAGCAGTTCTTACAGGTCCGGAAAGCGGCGACGGAGCCACTACACAAAGTAGCAGTGCTCCGGAAAGCGAAGGAATGAGAGAACTTACTGAAGAGCAAAAGCAAAGATTGTATGAAAGTGTAACTGGTATACAAAACGGAGAAGTGCCTGCTGATTTTGACGCAGAACTGCAAAAAATTGCAGGAGTTATTGTTAGAAGAACTGAGTACGGAGAACAGATTAGAGATTACGCTGAAAATGAAGACAACATTAATTATATAGGCTTGTCACAAATGACAAGATCTAATTTAGATGGCGGAACTCAACCAATGGCAAATCCTAATCTTAGTGAAGATGAAAATCAACCTGGTAGAGTTAATAGATGTCAAGTAGGAAGAAGTCAAGATTTACGTTGTATGACTTATAGTCCGGGTAAACGAATACAAGATATGATAGAACAAGTAGTAACTGCTAGCGAATACGGAAGGGCAGTAACTACAGCAGAACCTGACGAAAACGGTATGGTTCCTTGGTTTAGAATAGATGCTCAAGTTTATCTTGTAGGAGGTAGTGAGCAAGTAGATCAATCAGGAGAGCAAGCAAAAGTATTTGTGTATCGAGTGATTCCTTATAAAGTACACAGGAGCAATTTTCAATCTCCTACACAGAGTTCTCCAGGCATTCAAAATTTAATGAGACAAGCAGTTAAAGAATACAATTATATCTATACTGGAAAAAATAAAGATATAATAGATTTTGATATAAAATTTGATGCAGCATTTTTTACCAGCATCCAGGGCGATTTAGGACAATTGTCGTCTAGTTCGGTTCAGGGTGCAACAAATGAGATGGCCGCCGGAAATGAAAGATCTGTTCCTACAGTAGCAGAAGGAAATTCGGAAGCTTTAGCAACTAGTAGAACACAATCTCCCCCTCCAAGAGCAAATAGGCTAGACGGTGGCGGAATAATGCTTACTCCTGAAAATATTGTTGCAATGAATTTTAACGAAGCATTAATTAATAGTGGAGTTGATTTGCTTCAGGTAGATTTAGAAATTGTTGGAGATCCGTATTTTATGGCCGATAGTGGGATGGGAAATTATAATTCACCTAATTTAGGCAGCTTGATAAATTTAACACGCGACGGAAATATGTCTTATCAAGAAAGCGAAGTAGACATTGAACTTAATTTTAGATCGCCTATAGATTATGGACCTGACGGTTTTATGGATTTTCCTAGTGTTGGATCTATTCCGGTAAAACAATTTAGTGGAATTTATAAAGTTTTATTTGTAAAAAATACACTATCTAACGGACAGTTTACTCAATCACTGCAAACTATTAGACGCAGAGATCAAAACTTTAATGCAGCAACAGCACCTACGCAAAACACAGGTGCAGTAGCACAAGGAACACCAGAAAATCAGATTTCTACTACACCTAATGCTCCAACCGGCGGCGGCGGTGCAAGCCAGGGAGGAACAGGCGGTCAAGGTAGTCAAGGTACTCCTTCATCTTCTAGTTCAGTACAAGGTGGCAGGGGAAGTATAAATGAACAACCCGGAGAACGTGCAGCTTATAATGAAAGTCAGCGTATATCTAGAGTTCAGGCAGCAAGAGCAAACGGCGCAAACGTAGGATTCTAAAATGGCACATGAAAATCAAGACCAACGTACAAAATCAGGATCCGGCGATCAGATAGACGGTCCAGGTCCGTATCTTGCAAAAGTTAAAAATCATCTTGATGGCGAATATATGGGTCGGCTCGAAGTAGAGCTGTTAAAACACAACACAGAAGGTAATTCTACTGACACTACTGGACAATTAGTTACTGTGTCCTATCTTTCACCGTTCTACGGAGTTACACCGTATAAAGGAGTAACTGAAAACGAAGGAGGTGCAAACAGTCAAAGCAGTTATGGTTTTTGGGCAGTCCCGCCAGACATTGATACTACGGTTTTAGTTATTTTTGCAGAAGGAAATAGAGGTCAAGGATTTTGGATAGGATGTGTTCAAGATACTTACATGAATTTTCAAACTCCTGGTAGAGCTAGTACAACCTATAACGAGGAAGCTCCTGGAGAACTTAGACCTGTAACAGAATATAATAAAAGAACAGAAACAGGCGAAGGCAACAATCCTACACAGTTTATTAAACCATGTGATGCTGATGCATGTGCAATGCTTGAAAGATCGGGACTCATGTCTGATAATATTAGAGGACATACTACGTCTAGTGCAAGAAGAGAAGTTCCTAGCATGGTATTTGGGTGGAGTACTGCGGGTCCAGCAGACTGGCGAGATGGTTCTCCGAGAGTAGCATATGGTGAAAATTTTGGACAAACCCAAGTTCCGTTTAATAGGCTTGGAGGCAGCACATTGGTAATGGATGATGGAGATCCTAGTATGTACAGAACTAGTCCTCCAGGAGAAGGACCAAGTGCATATGCTTCATTAGCAAACGGCGGAAATCCTTTATACCCAGCAAATGAATTAGTGCGTATTAGAACACGTACCGGACATCAAATTTTAATGCACAATTCCGAAGATTTAATTTACATACAACATGCAAACGGTTCTTATATAGAATTTACATCTAACGGTAAAATTGATGTTTATGCAAAAGATAGCGTAAGTGTACATTCTAATAATGATATTAATTTAAAGGCTGATAGAAATATTAATATTGAAGCAGGCAGTGCA